TACCGACAACTACAACAAGAAAGTACGCATCGAGCAGCTTACCGGCACGGATGACGCGCACGGATTCGTCGATCAGTCGAAGGCTGCAAACTGGTCGAAGTACGCTGACGCCTGGTGTCGCGTGATTAGTCGTAATGGGAAAGAATTCTGGAAGGTTCAGCAGGTCAACGAAACGGTCGATTTTGTGTGGTGGTCACGATACAGCAAACAACTGGCTGAGGCTAAGCCGGACATGCGACTTGTATACGACGGGAACGTCTACGAAATACTCAGCGTGATTGATATCGATCTGGAACATAACGAGATTCAATTCCAGACACGACAGGCGGTGCAGTGATGGCATTCGGAACAGGTACATCAAATGCCGCAGCGTGGGTGAAAGCGGTACAGGCATATTCACCTCCTGGAACGTCTGTGCAAATATCATGGGACATCCGCTCGCTCAAGCGACTGCTGAAGAAAGTTGCGAAACTGAAACGAAGAAAGAACAGGATTGTATCAAGCGCGCTCAAGAGCGGACTGAGAATCGTCGCAAAGGCGATCAAGCAGGAAATACCAGCCTACACCCCAAAGGCACTGGCGACACGAAGGCGAAACAATCCAGGGCGATCAATAGCACGTATATCAAAGATGAAAGAAGCAAAACGTGCGGTTGGCGTGCGTTCCGGTGTTTCTAAGGGCATGAGAAATCCAGTTCCGAAAGGGGAAATCTTCGGTAAGGTCGGCAGCAATGTTGGGATGAAAAAGCGAACATCTCGGGATCGTCCGTCCGGCGGGCGCGTAGGTATTGGACGTGGAAATCTGCACTGGTATCTAATTGGAACACAACCACGCTTCACGACGACGGGAGTGTACACGGGACGAATGAGGCACCCAATTGTGATATCGCGTGCGTGGGCAGCAACACGATCGTTAGCGCTGGCACAACTCAAGCGAAACCTTGCGGCAGGCATTCAGCGTGAGGTGAACAAACCATGAGAAGCGGGCTTGTAGCACTACTGCGCGCTGAAGCGACGGTAACAACGATCGTCGGAACAACGGGCGTGTACGTGGCGAAAGCACCGCAGACGGCAAAACTTCCATTCGTGGTTATTGATCAGAACGACACAGAGGAATTCAAATCACTGGACGGGACAGGGGCATTGCGGCGGATGGGGTTTGCCATCGACTGCATTGCGTCAACATCGCTGGCGGCAGAGACACTGGGGAATGCTGTCCGAAAGTATCTGGACGATTTCACCGGCGCGGCGGGGACATTCACAATCGATGCTGTGCTGATGAACGGTGAACATGGAGGATATGACCCACCTAACGACGGGTCAGATGGCGGGTTTCATATCATCACGCTGGATCTTGACGTGTTTTACCAGTCGCCATGATGAAGATTGACTACGACAAACAACTGCATAAATGGAACGTGTGGGAGATGGGACCACCTCAAAAACTCATTATGAAAGCGTCTCAGGTATCCATCAGGGTCCGGAGCGAACTGGTAATTGATACGCCACCTCACGGCTACCTTGTGGTATCCGGGCAACTCACTATCGACGGCGATAACGCTGTAATCAGAAAAGGGTAAGATCATGGCCAAATTGATCGGCAAAGGCACTGTTTTCAAATCAACGATCTCTGCCATGCTCACTGTTGTGGCGCAGGTCAATTCAATCAGTTCGTCCGGCTTTGCCTCCCAGACATATGAGGGCACGTCGCTTGACTCTGGTGTCGGGAAAGAGAAGCCACTGACGGGATACGCCGAACCTGGCACTGTGGATATTGAACTATTCTTTGACCCGTCTCTTGCGGGCCATCAGTTCTACACGGATACCATTGTTGTGCCAGTCGAGGTTGCTCACACCATCACGTATGTTGATGCCACTGTCACGACGTTCACGGCATCCGGCATGGACTTCGGGCATACGGTTGCAATGGACGACGGGCTCAAGGCAACGCTGTCATTGACGATTACTGGACTTCCAACATTCCCAACGTAACAGGAGAGCAGAGTTGAAGGCAAAACTGATTCGCGATATGGCGATCTCACCAGGAATCACTCCAAAAGAGTGGATTACGATTGTGGATGGTATCGAGGTCTGTGCCGCGGGGCTGATCTTCGAACATCCACAGGCGTACTACCAGGTTCTCCAGGGGAACGCCGAAGCGGTTGATGAAGAATGTATCGCAAGGGTTACGCGCGTGCGTACCCCTTTGCAACTGGTGCAAGCGCGGCTTGCGTCCGATGACTTGATTGCGTCAATGGCAACCGACGCAGACGCCGAAGAGGACATTGAGGAGGATGACGAGTGAGTTTATTGACACGGGAACAATTTCTGGCACCTTGGGTTCCACCAACGGAAGAAGTCCCCTGCCCGGAATTCGGGGAGGGTGCGGCAATCGCCGTGAAGGGGATGACTGTTCGGGAGCGGAGTTCGTTTGAGCGCCAGTTCATGAACAAGAAGGGAGACCGGGTTGAAAGTCGCGTCCAGGAGTTCCGTGAACGCCTCCTGGTGTCCTGCTGTCGCGATGCTGGCGGTGGCGTGCTGTTTACGATGACAGACGTAAGGCAGCTCGGAGAACAGAATCCGGCGGTTGTGGAGCGTATCGTCAGTGCGGCTCGCAGACTGTCCGGGATGACAGAAGATGACGAACCCAGCGAGGACGACGCGGCAAAAAACTCAGAGCCGACGCAAGGCGAATGACGGCGTTGCGTCTGGCGGAACATGTGGCACACACGGTAGACGTGGATGGCATGCTCGACACTATGTCTCATGAAACGTTTCACGAGTGGTGCCTCAAGGACAAGGTGGAGCCGATAGGGAATGAATCAACACGGAACATCCTGGCACTAATAGGCGTCACGATTGCACAGTTTGCCGGGGCAAAAAACATGAAGGTGGAAAACTTCATGCCGTGGATCGAAACAACCAAACCAATGCAGTCCGCAAAACAAATGCAGGCAGCGATGTCGATTGTACCAGGAGCCGTTCATGGCCAGTCTAGGTGATCTCGTAGTCAACCTTGGCGTCAATGCCAGCGGCTTCACGCGAGGAATGAACGCTGTCACAAACCAGATGAACAGTTCCAAGCTGCGCAAAGGCTCAGGGATGAGCCTGTCTGGGCGCGGGCTGGGTGGCGACAGTGCAGCAAAAGGAATGACTAAGGCGCTGGTGGTAGCAAACTTACTAACGAGTGCGTTACAGACAGCAGCTCGATATCTGTCAAATATGGCGCAAAACTCAATAAAGCTGGCAGCGAAGATGGAGCAAACAAAACTCACATTCGAGGTGCTGACAGGGAATAGAAACGTAGGGAATGCCCTGTTCGGAGAAATGGAGAAGATCGCGAAAAGCACGACGCTGACGCTGGGAGAAACGACGGCGGCTGCGCGCCAGTTACTTGTCACGTTCGACGCCACGCAGATTCCACACCTGGTCACGATGCTCGGGAACATTTCCAGCGGAATGGATAACGTCTCACTAAACGAAATGGCATACCTGCTGCAGACGTCAGCGGAAGAAGGAAAGCTACTCGCACGCGACTTGCGTCAGTTCACGACACGCGGGATCGCTATGCCACGCGCGCTGAAGGAAACGCTGGGGCTGTTCGGGCCGGGCTCAAGTGCCAAGTTGAATCAGATGGTGAGTGCTGGACAGATCGGTTTTGATAAGGTGATGAAGGCGATCGAGAAGCTCGGGTCAACCGACATGCTGGCGCGACAAGGCAAAACGCTTGCCGGGCGCTTCACGCAACAGCAGGATGCTATTGAGTTCGCTGTGCGGGATATTGGTGCGATGCTGGTGGAGGCGTTTGACATGAAAGGGTATTTGGAACGGTCCACAGCCAGAATCCGCGCTTGGCAAGAAGAACTGTGGAAAATTAAGCCCGTTTTGATGCAGATTGGATCGGCGTTTTGGGCCTTTATTGATATGTCCGGACAAATAGGCACCGCAGTGATATCGGCCTTTAGAGGAATGAGTGAATCAACATGGTCGTGGGGGGAGGCGTTCACGGTCGTATTTGCCACGCTGGAGTTCTTTTCGAAGAACTGGGCGGCGACGTTTGCATTGATGGGGACATCACTCGATGTGTTTATCAAGTCGATGTCAGAAAACTTTATGCACTTGTTCACACAGTCGATACCGACATGGACAAAGTTCATGGTGGATCTATTCAAGAACGACTTCAAGAATATGGTTCAGGTCATAACGAACTTCATGACACAGTTCCCCACGTTGATGAAGTTGTTCAATAAGTATCTGGAGTCTGGGGAGAATAGGTTTTTGGAAAAGATGCGTCGTGAGTTGGGACGGGGAACTAAGGATTGGGTGACAGAGATACCAGACGCAATCCAGGTGACAAAATCCGACGAACTGATTGAACTGGAGAATCAACTCCAGACGCTG